TTCTGGACTTCATACGTAGTTGATTTCTTCTTGTTGTCTAGTGACGGCTGCTTTAAACCTACCGCCATTGTACGAAATGCGTCAGCTCCATGAGAATTAGAGTCGTGTACAGCTTGCTTTCTAAATACTTGCTTACTTGAATCCCACTCCTTGTGGTACCCCTTTAACGCCTCGATACCTCTAGCACACTGCGTCTTGTTAAACCAGCACCTTGGTAGCAGGGCTCTCACGGCGTCAATACCATCGATAACTGGTAACTTCCTTACTGTGGTAAATTTTAATCCCATGCTACGTGCGATCTCTAATCGACTCTTACCTGTGCCTAACTCACGTACTTTAATATCGTGTGGGGCGTAATGCTTTCCATAACTAACATCTTTCATAGCTGCCCACTTGTTTAACTCACGAGCATAATGGGGAAGACCCTCCCCACTATTCTCGTAATAATGCACCAACCGAATCTCCGATTTAAATATTTGAAAGAACCATATACTAGTTGCGTCATCCATACCAAGATCCCACGCCGTGTGTACTGGCAACATCGGCTCTGGGTGTACTTCTTCTAAAATACGTTTGTCCTTATACGCTTTGGTCATATATGTACCATAGTATGATCCCTCCACTGGAGTCTTGAACGAACACATGTACTCCGACTGGAAACGTGCTTCATTGTTTAACTCATCTCTAGCTTTACGTAACTCGTCTGGTGCTATCGCCTTTGTGTCTTTTACAGATAGATGACTGCTATACCATGCTCCGTCGGCTTGGGCTTTTAACAACATCTTGTAAAAATGATTCTCACCACGAGGTGTTCCATTGAACAACGCCCACCCACCATTTTCTGCCAAGATGGGGTTGATCAACTGCCACGCACTGGGATCTGAAATACTGTACTCAGAGAATACACATCCTACTGGGTTTGCTCCCACCATCTTATCTGGGTCGTCAGAACCCATAAGTTGGATGACGCTACCGTTCTTTAGATGAATACGCATCTCCTGCTCACTCTTCTTCTCAACTAACTCCTTTGGAAAGTAGTCAATGAATTTTTTACCTTCCCCTGTCATACCATTCCAAACAATACGTCTAGCCTGATTACCATAGGGGAGGACGTACCAATATGTACCCACACGCTGCAATGCCTTCATTGCTACGATATTAACACAGGTCAAATCCTTACCAGCACGACGATGCCAAGCAACAACAGCTCGCAAGCTGCGTTTGTTCTGCGTCATGTATTTGATTAAAGGGAGCTGGTAATCCCTTGGCTCCCATCCCTGGGCAGGTACTTGTACGTTCATTCTTCTTCTTGTATGTCGTCTTCTTGTTCAGCTTCCCACAACACATCAATCATGTCAGTCTTACCTTCCATGTCTTCGTGGGTCTCTTTGATCAGCATTCTGCCAACCCTGAAATTACTGTAGTCATAGTATAAATCGCCATCGTCATCCATCACAACGAACATGTAGTTAGTGAAGTGCTCGCCTAGATTACCTCTAACTCTATCAAATAACTCATCATGATCCTCAGTTATCGCCATGTTTTTCTTCTTCGCTTAAAAATTCGTCATACCCTTCTTCTTCTACTATGTCTGCTTGTACCTCTTTGGCAAGGTCGGATTTAGCAACTTTTGAGAAATCTACTGATAATATCTTCATTTCTCCTGTGATATTCTGCTGCACATCAACACTCTTAAGTTTTGGCTGGGTGAAGCTGGCAAGCTCCTTCCAGATGGCTATCTTGTCCTTTTTAGCCACTGAGTCATCCTGAGTGTAGTTCATAAGCTCCTCGATCGGATTGATCCCTCGCTCGGCAAACATAGCTAGTAATGCTTTGCGTTGCTCACTCGGCGTCGGTGCTTTGGACATCATATCCATGAATTGCTTCTTGGTGTCTAATGTCTTCTCCACTTTCTTTAGCTCCTTTTGAGCTTGTTTCATGTCATCTTCTGCTTTCATTCGTTTTCTATGGCATCTGGATCTCTTCGCATCGATCTTACGCTGTGCCTGTAAAGGTCTTTTTTTCATTCGATACAATGGTTTATGAACGATTTTGGTTCAAATGTCAAGAAAGTGTAGACACTTATGACACCTTGTAGACACCAAAAACAGGGTAGGTGTCTGTCGTTATATTATAGTATTATCAACGACTTAGGGAAGTGTAGACACTTATGACACTTTTTTGGAGGTCTTGCAACAGTTTTGTTTAACACCTAGAAAAAAGTGTACTTTCCGTCTACAAAGTCGTAAGTCGTTGATAATACTTAAGACTTATAACAGCCACCTACAAAAAAAAAGTGTCTACACGGTGTCACAAGCGTCTACATTTATACATATGTTCACTACTTTTTCTTAAAAATTCAAAATTGGATGAGCTAGTAGGGACCCTATCATACGTTTTTCCTTGATTCCCCCCATTGCCCCCCATCAAACATAAATGGTTCTGGAAGGTTCGGTGTACATATGCTCGCTTCGCTCGCCCTGATTCCCTGTATAATGTAGCTTAGGTTCGGTAGAATGTGCTCGCTTCGCTCGCTCTTATGTTCGGTATGAATGTAGTAGGCTCGCTTCGCTCGTTACTATCATCGGTGTATATGAATATAGCTCGCTTCGCTCGCCCTTCATTCCCTGGAAGAATATGCTCGCTTCGCTCGCCCTTAGGTTCGGTAGAATTGCTTCATTCCCTGGAAGAATTGCTTCATTCCCTGGAAGAATTAGCTCGCTGCTTCGCAGCTCGCTTTGCCCCTCGCTCGTAGAACCGAGCTCGCCCCTCAGCATCGCAGAGCCGATGCCTCGCCCACCCAGTCGCATCGCAGAGCCGATGCTCCCTCGGTCCTTCGGACCTCGTTTCCTCGGACCTTCGGTCCTCGGTCCAACCGTGCACGCACCTACGGCTACCGCCGAGTCGCGTAACACGGTTCCTGTATCCGTAAGCCGTTGATGTCCAAGCCGTTACTATCACCTATGTCCCCAAGTTTCCGTCGTTCGGTGTTCCTGTAGGGTTAGAGTCTACCTAAGTGACTGACTATCACAGGTTTATCGATGCGTCTTGGCGTTTGGAGGGGAAAGCCTTCCCCTGAGTCGAGCCTTGCGTCTCTCCTCACCCCTTCTCCTAGGGGGTGGACCCCCTAAGACCCCTGTCCGTGCTTGCACACGGACCTTTAGTTTCTCTCTTCTCGACGCGTCCTACTTCCATACTATCACACCACCACCACACCCACCCAACCCCTTCGGTCTGCGTTAGTGGTTTATCGGAGTAGACGATGTAGTCGCTCTATCCTGTTTGAGTTCTGACTATCACGACCCCCACTACTGTCTCTCTGGAGCGTTTACGAGCCAATGCTTGCTGACCTTTTTGTCTCCGTCACTCTCTAACCAATAAGGGGGCTACTCGGCAAACCCTGCTCTATCGCAGGCTTGTTTATGACTATCATTGGCATGCATCTGATCTTTCAAGAGAATAAATGATTTCTTTAACATATGTCCTATTTGGAGTGTTAATGACATGCAGAGCACCAATCATCGCCTAAAGGTTACCATACCAATCAACAATCTACGACCCTAAAGGGTGGAGCTAAAGCTCCATTGTTGACAGGCATGGTAAGAGCTAAAGCTCCGAAGATTGGCACTCTGCCTATCTATTAACACAACCAAATATAACATATGTCAAATAAATCAATATTCTTAGAAACATCAGATACCTACCAAGGAGTAGTCAAACAAGTCAGCGATATAGCAGGGTTCACCGAGTATCCCACTCTTATTGAAATAGAGATTGACGGAGCCAGAAAGTTCATCAAACCTTGGCTCGAAGAACGCTTACCCAGAGAGTCAGCAGTGGAGGTCGTGTTAGTCGAATCAAACGGCTACACCGACTACATCGTCTACCCTCGATAAGCCCAACCAACCCAGCCCTTCGGGGTTGGGTTACTATCACACAAAAGCAACAACCCAACCTGGGTTGTTGTTCCTTTCAAAATGCTAACGCACATCCACAACTATCATATGAATACTAAGCACAACATACCACACAACACCAACCTAGGAACCACCCCCAGAATCCTCAGATACACTTACTATCACACAAAGAGATTTATGAATGTTATGAATAAAGACATCTTCTACACAATCGGCACTGTCCTCGGACTCGTGCTCTTCCCAATAGCAATACCTGTTGCTTTCACGCTCTGGTTCGCCAAGCGTTGCTACAGCGAGTACTTCGCTCGCTGTTTCTCAAAGTCTCACAAGACAAACAAAATACACCTATCACGCATCAGTCAAGACATCATCGACCGAGGCAACTGGACTAAACTCAAAGACGGCATCCACAATATAAGAGATGGCGTAGTTGATAACATTAACAACACAATCATCAAATAATTATGCTAGACTTAACAATACCTAATCAAACTACTATCATCGACGCCTTCGTAGTGTCAGCTGATGTAGACATCACTAACAACAACGACCCAATGAAACCATTGGCTTGCACAACTGTTCTGTTTAAAAACAAAACTTCCAAAAAGTTCTGGGACCGTGACAACAAAATCCTTGGCAACAAAGGAGACACTATCACGATCGTAGTCACTACAGGCAACCGTAAAGTAGATGAAAGCAATGAAAGCTCAGAATACTACGCAGACGCTACTGTCGCACCTTCAGAATTCTTTTCAAATTAATCATATGTTAACACCTAGACAAGTGCCTAAACTGTCTACTTTTCGTTATGACAATACAACAACTAATTACTGAAACACTATCACACGAGAAATACTCAGACGAGTACAAAGCTGGCTGGCGTCAGCTTTTCCTACTAGCCAAACAACACATACGCAACAACTATCGCAAAGCACCTAGAGACATCGACCCAATACAAATCGTCGACCAATGGCTCGCATACAACGAGATATACACCAACCATTGCGACCCCAACGATGACCTAGTCGCAGGCGATATGTCCTGTATGCAAGCACTATCACAACAACAACAAGCATTCCTCAAAGATGTGCACGACCAATATGTCTCTGCACTACGCAATGCTGACAATCGTGACTACGGCATCAAACGACGCCGTGAGTTCCTCAACATAGCTAAGCGTCTAAGCAAGTTGTACCAAGAAGAAAGTGCAACCAACATACGCTCTGTACCATTCGAAACCTACGAAGAACTTGGCAACTCTGCAGAGTTCATAGAGCCACTATCACAGACTCAGCAACACGCTAACAGACAAGAGTACCGTGAATCGTTCAATCAAGAACCAGAGTGCGACCCAGACGACAGCCATTATGTCGCAGACACAACTCGTCTCAATCGCAAAAAACCTCGTGGTAACATAGGCTTACTCAATGGTCTCTATCAACAAAGTCATCCAGAACCTACATACCGCACTCTTGACCAACGCAAGACTATGCTTCGTACACTTCGACTATCACATAACGAAGATGACATTCGTATGTTCTTTAGTCTTACCCAACCAACTCGTAACAACGAGACAAAGCAACAATGGGCAACAAAAGTCAATCGCAGACGCAGTGCCCTTAAACAAGCTATCATCGACGCTAACTACAAAGAAAACAAACACTATGAACAAACTGCTATTCGAACTTAGACTAACCTGGGACTACGACATCGTAATGCCAGTTACTATCATGACCTGCGTTATACTATACGACATTATGTACGCATTTCGTTGGCTCACCAACTCAAATTTCAGACAACGCAAAATGCCACTCAACCTCTTTCAAGTAATACTGTATCGTCAACACTTAAAGCGTGTCCTACTTCGGTAGGACACCTTTACCCAACAAAAACAATATAATACACTTACTATCACGGTTTTGTCTATACACTTATCCAATATTAAAAGAGATTAATTTATGTTATGGATGTTATCCTTATATCTTTCATTTGCTCAATCAGTTACCTTATCGTCTTGCTTAAGATGTTCGGTCTCAACTTTATCGCTCGCACTCAACTAGTGTGGGATATACTATTTACTTTTGGAATACCCTTCCTATTCCTAGGCACCTATTCAGGTATGGCTACTGCATTCCTGTCAGGTGTTTTCTTCTCAATCATGACCTTCATACTAGATGTTGTTGTACCTCGGAAACCATTGTTCAAATTTCCGTATGGTAAACAGAAAAATAGCAAAACTAGTTACGGCGTTTCTAGTCCCACTCGCTCTTGATGTATTCAAATGTGCAACCAACCGAATACTGTACAGAGTTTTACAGAGTAACAAAGGCAGGCGACGGAAACGTCATTCATAACGAAAATGGATCCCCTCTCTCTATACGAGGGAGGGGAATCCTTATGACAACAATACCAAATGAACTTGGACTACAAAATTACAGTATAGACAGAGATTTGTCAATTGACTTTTATGGATAATACTACAATCACAATCAGATACGGAATGTCTAACTCAGTTAGTCGTTCCTTCGACGAGAATCTCACAGTAGGTTCTCTACTTCGTGACTCATCCATTCTTGGTGCTTTATCAGCACCAGAAGGTTGCGTCGCTGTTTCAAACGGTCAAACACTAAGCACTGATGCTTATGTGGCTGACTACTCATCAATCACGCTAGAACGACAAGCATCAAGTAAAGCGTAACACAACAATACCAATGGTGTGTGTGAAAGCCTTATATATGTCTCAAAGAACATAGGTATCACACCGTTGGTCCCCTTTTATTATTATGTCAACACAACTACCGCTTCGTCAGGAAATCATTCTCGGACCTGATGGCAAATTTATCAAGCGAGAAACGAGAGAATCTGTCATCGCTGACGCAGACACAGCTATTACTGCCTGTATGCGTGACGATACTCTCCGTATGTCTAACATACCTGTATCAATCCCTGTACTAAACAGGGAGTATCAATGTTATTATGCACACAACTCTGGTGTCAATCCAGAACATTGTTATGCATTCGTCAATCTAGATGACGGTTTTCCGTTACCTGGTGCAAAATTCAGACAAACAGATAATCAAGATCTATATGAACTGTATATACTAAGTGACTCAGAAAGACGAGGCGAACGATCTGAACCTGAGGATGTTGTTCAACCATCTGATATGGTTATGTACAACAACACTGACTACTCTATGTGGATGATGATTAGATTCAACTGTCGCTATCTCGGTAGTAAGACTGCCAAGCTACAACAAAGTAGAGACCCAATGACTGCTTATTTGTTTGGTATACACAAAGCATCAAGAAACATTGTTACCTTCAATCTGCCTAACATCTATGACGACGGTAGACTATGCGGTGGTGGAGACTTCAGAGATGAACGACTAATAGAAAATAATATGCCTATTCAGTACTTACAAACAGCAGTAACCAATCTAATGAATATAATGTTTAAATCACCATGTAATCGTGACTTGTATTATTCAGAACTAGTCAACGCTCATGCTTGGTGGTACAAAAGAGACAATGAGTTTGCTACTGTACCAACAAATGCAATGACAGACTTC